TGTTGGTTATTCTAAATCAGATATAAAGAAGTTAAAAGGTTCAGAGGAGTTTAACACAGCAGCAAATAGTGTGAGAGATGCTTTAAAAAGAAAAGGACTTTTGAGTCACGAAGCAGCGGATGATATTGTTGAAAGATTTTCATTCTTTAAATCAAAGGTGCTTCCGGGTACAGAAGATGGTATTGGAAGATTTGTTCCAGGCAAAGGAGTTGAATTTGCAAAAAGTGAATCAGGAATTTCTATGATTCAGAAAAAATTAGGAAAGAATAAATACCTAGTTGATGAGTCATTTAGTGGGACAATAAGACACGAAGTGGGACATGCAGTTAATGAATCTTTGGGTTATCAAGCTGGAATACAGTGGGAGAATTTAATTGATCCTTCATTGCAACATTCTGTAAGTCAGTATGGAAGCACCAATCTCAAGGAGGTTTTTGCTGAATCCTTTAGTGCGTACACATCTCCTTATTACAAAAGAGGATTTCTTCAAAAACCAATAGAAAAATATATGGATAAATGGATAGGGAAATCATTATGATGAGAGAACCAAATTGTTCAAAAAGAAATTGTGTTAATTTTCTAGGTGTAGTTCAGCCAGATGGGACAGAGAAAACAGAGGTGAATTATTGTAGAGCTTTCCCAAACGGCATCCCCGATGATATAGCGTATGGAGATAATTTACATTTAAAGCCTATTGAAGGTGATAACGGTATTCAATTTGTAGAAAAGGAAAAAGAAAATGGCTGAAAAAGAAAAGATTACAGGAATGAAATTGGTTACTTTGGTAAATACCAAAGAAGGATTTTTGACATTGTGTCAACAGTATGCTAGGATGGGTCATTTAATGAAGGTGCTTGCTAAGTCTATAGATCATCCTACGTTTTCAAAGACGGCTGCACCGTATGGTTTGAAAAGGATTTTGGACCAGTATTATGAGGTGGGTGAACAGCTTAAAGTAGTGGGTATGGGACTGGATGATTTAGGTGGAAGTGGGACAATGGGGAAGAAAAAGGATTTTCCCAAGCCTAAACTGAAAAGGGAGCCTAAACCATTTGTCGCTAATATACCACCTGAGAAGAAAACAACAACTACAAAGAAAAAGAAGGATGAAAAGGAACCACTTGAAATTGGTCCAAATGGAGAGTTGTACAATCCAGATCGTGATCAGGAAGGATATTAAATGAAGGTATTGGTTACAGGTGGACAAGGCTTTTTAGGAAAACATGTTTGTCAAATCCTTCGGGATCGTGGACATGAGGTATTTGATCCATCTCATGAGAACATGGATCTGTTGAATAAGAAATTTGTTGAGTGGATTCTTTCCAGACATGAAATGGATTCTATTATTCATCTTGCTGCTGTGGTAGGAGGTATAGGAGCCAATCAGAAAAGGCCAGCAGAGTTTTTCTACCAGAATTTAAGCATGGGTATAGAGCTGATGCATACATCTTGGCAATATGATGTCAGTAAATTTGTGGCTGTTGGAACTGTCTGTGCATATCCCAAACATACTCCCATACCGTTCAAGGAAGAGGACTTGTGGAATGGGTATCCAGAGAGAACTAATGCCCCATACGGCCTTGCTAAGAAGATGTTGTTGGTCCAAGCACAGGCATACCGTCAGCAATATGGATTCAATGCTATTTATCTCCTTCCAGTGAACCTTTATGGCCCCGGGGACAATTTCGATCCCAGATCTTCTCATGTTATTCCGGCTCTCATTAGGAAAATAGAGGAAGCAATACAGCATGATGAGAAAGAAGTCAATTGTTGGGGTACAGGTAATGCAACCAGGGAATTTTTGTATGTAGAAGATTGCGCGAAAGGTATTTGCGATGCCCTAGAACAATACGACAGTCCAGAACCTATGAATTTAGGAACCGGGCAAGAAATAAGTATTATGGATTTGGTTCATTTGATAGGCAACTTGATGGGATATGCCGGTATCTACAAATGGGATGAAAGCAAACCCGATGGACAACCCTCTCGTATGTTAGACATCACCAGAGCTGAGCGATTTATAGATTGGAAGCCACAAGTGGGTTTAGAAGAAGGATTGAAAAGAACTATTAAGTGGTGGAGGGACAATGGACAAAATTAAGAACCCAAATGTATTGAGGAAACAGGAAGAAGAGTTGCAATGGGTGACTGCTAATTTAGTATCAGCACAAAAAAGAGGGTGGTTTGGAAAAATAACTGTAGAATTTAAAAATGGCATGATTGACATAGTACGTTCAGAGGAAACAATGAAACCACCTGGTAAAAAGTACGGGTAAAAAAGTTTTTTTATTTTTTTCTTTACTTTTCCAAATTTATAGAGTATACTATTATTGAACAAGTAGGAGCTTTCAGTAAAAGAGAGACCACTTCATAAAACGAGGTTGGTCTCTTTTTTTAACTGGAGGTTGCTTGATAGTGAAAGACAAAAAGAAACTTGTACTAAATAAAAACAAACCCGGGGAATTTTCAACCTTCACATTCAATCTCAAAGTGGACAAGGCTAAAATACGCCACGATACAATGAATGGAAGAGACCATTTGGTGGTTCCTGCTGTGATGATTACAGAGGGAGTTCATAATGGCTCTCTTGGACCACTATTTTATTCAGAAGAGGAATGCTCTAAAAGACCCGGCCTATGGAATAACAAACCCGTTGTAGTTTACCATCCAGAGGCAAATGGGGTTGGTGTTTCTGCTTGCGATCCCGATATTATAAATACTTATGGCATTGGCGTGTTGATGAATACCCACTGGGAAAAGGAAGGGTTGAAAACGGAATGTTGGATTGAAGAAGAAAAGACAAAAGAAGTAGATGACCGGGTGCTTAATGCTCTTGATGAAGGCTTAATGATGGAAGTGAGCACCGGATTGTTTACTGAGATTGAACGGGTTGAAGGTGAATGGAAAGGTGAGAAGTATGTAGGCATAGCCAGCAACTTTCAGCCGGATCATCTTGCAATCCTCCCAGATCTTAAAGGAGCTTGTTCTATAGAGGATGGAGCTGGATTTCTTCGCAATGAAAAAATAGCGAGGACAGAAGCAACACCAGAAGCACTTCAGGCTCTTGGAGAATCAATAATTATTTTAGTACGTGGAAAGGGACAAGGTACAGGAGGAGCTAAACAGGGTGACGGTGGAACGGATACTTGTGTTTGTCCTGAATGTGGAGCAACTGCTCCCCATAAAAGAGGAACTCCATGTGTTAATGTTTCTTGCCCTAAGTGTAGTGCTAAAATGGTTGGTAGTGGGGCAGTAAAAAATGCTATGAGAGCTTTCCAAGAAATTATAAAAAATGAATTAAGCCATTCTGAGATATGGAGAATGTTAAACGACAAAATCAATTCAGCCAGTATGGATACTTGGGTGGATGAAGTGTTTGATGATTTCTTTATTTATCATAAAGGTGAAAAATCTTATTATCAGGAATATGAAATAAAAGATGATGAAGCAAGGTTAATAGGCTTGCGAAAGGAGGCAGAAAAGCAAATCCAGTATGTACTCACAGATGGGACAGTCGTGGGTAATGAAGATATGTCTGTTTTAAATACTAATGTTCATAGAAAGGATATCAATATGAACAAGAAAGACATTGTTGAAGGTCTTATTTCAAATGAAAATTCTCACTGGACTGAAGAGGACAGAGAGGGTTTGATGGCTTTTTCTAAGACAAAGCTGATGGCAATTGTTGATAATCAGAAAAAAGAAGAAGAAGCAAAGGAAGAGGAAAAACCTGAAAAGAAAGAAACAAAGGTTACAGAGCCTAAAGATGATGCTACTGTTGTAAAAGAGGATCTGCAGGAAAAACCTGCGGAAAACAAAGAAGAGACTGTGGAAGAGTATATTGCAAAAGCACCTGCAAGCATCCAGGATATGCTCCGTTCAGGAGTTCAGGCGCATTTGGCTGAAAAGGCAAGTCTTATAAATCAGATTACAGCCAACAGTCGCAATCCCTTTACCCCGGAACAGCTTCAGGCCAAAGGTCTGGATGAACTGAAAGCTATTGCTCAGCTGGCAGAAGTCCCAGCAACAAAGCCTGAAGTTCCCCTTCCTAAGCCAACTTTTGCGGGTATGGCTCCCGTGGCTCCCGTGGAAAATGCTGATGAGGAAGAAGAAGCACTTGAGATGCCAGCTGTGTTAAACGTTGTAGAAGAGTAGCTTGCGGCATTTTTGAATGTTGAAGGTTTCTACTGATATTTTAAAATTTTTCTATATCGAAGGAGATATATAATGAGTGATGAAAATAAAATTCATCTGATTGGGACATTTCGTAGGGAAGAAATCGAAGCAGCTGGTGATATATCACCGGGGCATTTGGTTGAAGAAGATTCATCTGGTACTTTAGTGGTTCATGCTACAGAGGGTGGAATTGCTATGAGAGCATTTGCAGTGGAAGATGCGCTTCAGGGAAACACATTGGATGATGATTATGAAGATGGTGATCTTGTAAGTGTAAATATGGAACTTCCTACTAACGAAGTTCAGGCATTCCTCAAAGCAGGAGAGGATGTGGATATTGGGGATATTCTTATTAGTGCTGGTGACGGCACATTGATTGAGAATGGCTCTGAATCATCTGGTGTTACAGTTTATGATTATATTGCTGTGGCTCGTGAGGCTGAAGACCTTAGTGGGTCAGGGGCAGTTGACACTCTTATTCGTGTCATGCTACTGTAAGTTTGTGTGTTTTTGTATATTTTTAAATTTAGATAAGTTTAAATTACTTTAGTTTTGGAGAGATAATATGGATTTTATATACGAAGGACAAGCGAGTGGAAGCGTGGCTGAAACTCTTTTGCAGAATGGAATGGATCCGCGCGTCCTCCGTCCGTGGATTGGTAAAGACGGAAAAAGTTATGTCACAATGACAGTGAACGGGGAACCAAAAGCTGTTCTCGCACGGAATGTAACAACCACACTCCGCAAGGATGACTGGAAGTTGCTAGATGCAGCAATTGTTAAAGCTGCAAAACCCCGTTTGAAAGCTGTTGCTGATCTTCGATCTATGGGATTGACCTTTAATATTCCTAACGGAATGGCAAAGACAGTTCTTGAAACCGAGACTCAGAGTGACATCAATGAAGCAATAGTCAGTATGGATGGAATGCGGGAAGGTGCCGCAGATCGTCCAGTGTTTGAACTTACTAACCTGCCCCTGCCGATCATCCACAAGGATTTTAACTTCAGTGCAAGACAGGTGATGGTAAGTAGAAATGGTGGAAGTCCTTTGGACACATCTACTGCCGAACTTGCTGCGAGGAGAGTTGCAGAAACAGCTGAACAGCTCCTTATAGGAACATATGGTACATATGAGTTTGGTGGAGGACTCATTTATGGGTACACCAACTTTCCTAGCAGATTGACCAAGACCATGACCACACCTACAGGCATCACAACGAATGCGGCCACAGTGTCAGAAGTTCTTGAGATGCGTCTACAGGCTCAGCAGGCATTCCATTATGGCCCATATATGCTATATTGCTCAACAGCATGGGATGTTTTTCTTGATGATGATTATTCCAGTGCAAAGGGTGATAACACCCTCCGTGACCGTCTGAAAGCTATTAATGAGATCACAGACGTGCGCACCCTTGATTATTTGGACACAGCAGGAACAGCATACATAATGCTTCTTGTTCAGATGACTTCTGATGTAGTCCGAGAGGTAACTGGAATGGATATTTCCACTGTTCAGTGGGAAAGCAAAGGAGGAATGCAGCTGAATTTTAAAGTCATGGCTATTCTTGTTCCTCAGATCCGGGCAGATCAGAATGATAATACAGGTATCGTTCACGGTACCACTGCTTAAATAAAAGAGAGTGAACCCACAGCCGGGAAGATGATTGAATTTTCCCGGCAATAGGGTTTTAAGGCTGAATTATTTTTATCCCTTTTTGGGAAGGAGAACCAAGATGAAAATGTATTTTAAATTGTTACCTAAGTCAGGAAGTCATGCTCAACCAGGTGATGATGGTGAGGTTGTTATCTATGAGGCAAGTGAAGGCCGGATAATAGAATCAAAAAACGATCTGGTAAAAATGTTCCCCAATAAATTTAAAAAGGTTGATTTGGGCTCTCTTATTCAGACTGCAGACACTCCTGAAAAGGAGAAAACGCCAGTCCAAAAGGCTGCAGAGGAAGGCGCAAAGGATGTCATGCCTCCTGAAAAGCCTAAAAAGAAGAAAGAGAAATATCTGGGAGAGGATTGTACAAGTAAATTTCCCAGTGTTGAAGAACAGGCTCTCAAAGTATTTTATGCTAAAGGCAAAGGATACTTTATAACAGAGGATGATGATCCCTTTGTTGCTTTGAATAAAGACAATCTCAAAAAAGAAGAGGTTGACTTCTTTGTCAAAGATTATTTAAAGGGATAAACGGAAATGGGAAAAAGATGGTTCCCAGATCCAATATGGGAAGATGAACCCTGTTATATTATAGGTGGTGGCCCTTCTCTTGAAGGCTTTCTTTGGAATAGTCTAAAAAGTAGAAATGTGCTAGGCTGTAATGTGGCTTTTATGATAGGTGTTGGAATTGTTCCCATTACTATCTTTGGTGACTCAGCTTTTTTAGACAAGCATAAGACTGGACTTGAGTCTTATGTAAACAATGGTGGTTGGGTCATTACCAATTCAAGTCGCATAAATCAAAAAGAAATTCCTCCCTGGCTTAAATGCATGAAAAAACAATTGAAAGGTATAGCTGTTGACGGGTTAGCCTGGAATGGGAATACAGGATCAGTTGCCATAAATTTGGCACTGCTTTTTGGTGCAGATCCCATTTATTTATTAGGATTTGATATGCAAGTGTCCAAAGAAGGAAAAGGAAATTTTCACAATGCATATAATCACAAACCTAATGCCAAAACCTACAATCGTTTTATACGAGGTATGACTAATTTAAATAAAGGTTTGAAGGAATTTTTTCCAGGACGTCAAGTAATTAATCTTGAGGATGGAACGAGTGTATTGAATATGTTTCCAAAGGAAAGTTTAAAGTCTCATTTTTGTAAGGAGAAAGTATCATGAGAAACATTGTGTTGTTTGCTATACTAATTTTTGCTGTGTTTTTTGGCTCAGCATTTATTGGTATATCAATTGTGATGGCACAGGATGAACTTCCTGTTGCTGAAGATGTGGATGGTGTAGAACCTGAAGTGATTCTTGAAGAAGAGGTAAAAGAGGAAGGAGCTATTGGTCAAGTGATAGTGTCTTTCTTGAATTCTCCACTTGGGATTACAATAGTTATTTCCTTGATATCATTTATTCTTGGGAAAGTATTTACAGCTAAGCCAAAATGGAAAGCGTTAGTTCTTAAATTTGGCCCTTCTATTATGCAGGCTGTGAAGTATGCTGAAAAGGAAATCCCTGACGATGTTGAAAATAAGGGATTGTCGAAAATAAATAATGCTCTTGCATATCTTATCGAGTTGGAACCGAAATTGAAGTTGACTCCTCCCGATGATTTAAAAAGAGCTTTGACAGCAGTTCATGCGTCTGCAGAAGCAAACGGCAATTTGAAGAAAGACTAACTGTGCAAGCAATTATAAGTCTGATCGTGGGTTTGTTCCGTGCTATCTTTTCGGTTAGCATGGAACATCCCTACGAAGAAAGTGAGGTATATAAAGATGTCACGAATACGCAATTTGATAATCCTGATGATGCTTTTGATAGTACTGACTTTCACTAGTTCATGTTTTTTACAGCCTGTGACTAAGATTGTCCGTGAGTCTTATTTTATTAACCTTGATGCTCCAGCAGTCAGATTAAAACACCCTGTGAAAGCAGAAATCCTAATATGGGATGAAGAAAAAAAGGCGTGGTTTGACGGTGGGTGGACTATACTCCCTGCAGGTGGTTATTTTAAAGGTAGTAAACCAGTGGGTAAGATAGAAGATATTCTGAAGAAGGAAAAATAAATGGCGAGAGTAACGCAAGCTGAGGTCGCAGAAATTGTAGAGGTTGATGATGATGTATGGTCGGATTCATTTATTACTGCTGGCAATTTATTGGTTACCAGCGAGTGTACTGATTCTGGTTATTCTGATGTTCAACTTAAAGAAATCGAAAAATGGTTGAGCGGGCATTTTTATGCTATGAGAGATCAAGCTATAGATACAGACAGGGTCGATGTTCTTTCCACAAAATTCCAGTATAAGATTGGATTATTCCTTCAACAGACTAAACAAGGTCAGGCGGCCTTAACCCTTGACACAGCCGGGAATTTGGCTCAACTGTCCAAACGAATGGAGGATGGAGAAGCAGCAGGTGTTTCGGTCTTTTGGCCGGGAGAAGATTATGATTCTGAAGATGAAGATTAAGGAGGAAAGAATATGAGTGAACATCCTACACCTGAATCACAGACAGTTTCCAAGTGTGCTGATTTGAGACAGAATATGCAACGAGATATGTTTGATAAAATGGATGACCAACATCTAACTCAAATGACCGCCATGGGAGAAATTAAAGAGGGAATTGCTTATAGAAAAGGTCAGGAAGAAGCCAAGATTGTTGGTATGGTGGCCACCAGTATAGAAAAAAATAATGGACATGATACAAAAGCAGGTTGGAAGGATGTGTTGGTTAAACTACTAATTGCCTTTGGCCCGTATATTCTTTTGTTCTTGTTCTTAGGTATATATCAATGGCTTAAAGCACAGGGATGGCTATAATGGGTACTACATTAGCTCCATCAGCTGAATTTGCTTCTGACATCTTAGTTGATGTTGGTGGATTTAGTGGTACTGTTTTAGATAGTGATGATACTACTGTCCAGCTTGCTCTGAATACTCTGGATGCTTGGGGAGTAGCACTTGTAGCAGATGTTGATGGATTTCCAGATGATTTAAAAAATTTAACTGCTGGAGAAATAACTCAGCTTGAAAATATAAATGATACTACAATTAGTGTAGGTCAGTGGGGATATGTTGGAGCAATGGACCAGTCACTTGCTCAAGCTGATAGTCCAACATTTAATCAGGTAACTGTTACTACTTTAACAGATGGAACTATTTCAATAACGGGAGGGAATATAACTGCTGTAACTGAGATAACTGCCACTACTGTGAGCGTGGGAACTATAGATAATGATGGAAGTGAAATAGCAATAGGTGATGATGTTCAAGTAACAGGCTTAGTAGGAATTGGAATTAGTCCAGCAATGCCGTTTCATTTATATGAAAGTTCTGCTTCAAGAAATACACAGTTTGATTGCTTTTATATACAGGCAAATTGTTCTGGAGGATTGCCTTATGGAAATGTAGGTTCAACTGGATTTGGAACAGGTATAACATTCAGAGGTAGAACATATCAAAGTAGCACTATAAGAGACTTGGCAAGAATTAGTTATAGATTATTAGATAATGCAACAGATTCTTTTGGAACAGCCATAGTTTTTGAAAATATTGAATCTTCAACTGGTTCATTAGTTGAACATATGATGATAGATTATACAGGTAATGTTGGAATCGGAACAGATACTCCAGGTGCAGCTTTAGAAATTGTAGATGTTGCTGCTCCTCAATTAGAACTTACTGGATGGGCAAGAGGGTTTGCTAACAATGGTAACGGTGCGTTATTTCTTGGAGGAATCACGTCAGCAAGAGGCATTATATCATATGATGCGGCAAGTACAGGTGATTTATTTATTGTAAATACATTTGATAATGCAGATGGAGATATAGTATTTGAAACTCGTACACATGGTACTGATGTAGAGGTAATGAGATTAAAAGGTGATGGTGAGGTTATTATTGAAACTGGTCCACTTAGTTTAAACTCACATGACATTACAGGAGTTGGAGAAATAACAGCAGTAACAGTATCAACTCAGAACTTAGATAATGACGGCTCAGCTTTAAGTGTTAATGATATTTTACTTGTTACAAATGCAATTTATTATACCCAGGTGGATGGGAATGAATTTATTGATTCTCTTAATGATGGTTATATGGATTACGGAGCAACAACAGCACATAGGTTTAACGCACCTATCAGAGCAACTACTTCTTTATGGTGGCATGCTGAATGTGTAGATGCAGTTAATGTTTCCGTTGGAGCTTCAGGTGCTACATGGACAGATGCAGATGCTGATCATTTATCTGGGTATCAAATAAATGCAAATGATGAATATTTATATGCGACTTTTTGTGTACATGGTGATTGGGATGCAACAAGTGATTTGGAAATAAAAGTTACTTTTGAAATTATGGTAGCTGGAACTTTAGAAGGAGACACGGTTGATATTAAAGCACTATGTCGTTATAAAGGACACGGAGAAACAGCAACCAAAACACAGTCTCCTGAAACAGCAGTTGTCGTAGATGATGATGCACAATACACCATGTATGTGGCAACAATTATAGTGGATCATGATCTTGTTGATAATGTGGTTGATTTAGGAGATAAATTTTCTGTTAGATTAAATTTAGAAACAGATACAAGTGAGGTTGATGATATTTTAATTAGTCATATAAATTTTAGATATAAAACGAAACAAGTATTACCTGAAGTTTAAAGGAGAAATCAAAATGATTAAGACAGAAAACACAGAAGCAAAATCATACAGAACTATTATTGAAGAAGAACAAGGTGCAATAATTAAGAACTATAGAGGAGGAAAAAACAAAACAGTTTGCCTTATTGCTGAAGCTCCTGATTTTGTACAGGATGCAGTTAATACCATCCTCAATTGGGTTGCTCAGGAAGAGGGTGAAACAATGGAAGATGGAACAGAAGTCACTAAAGTCAAACTCGCTGAAATCTGGCCTGAAAAACTACCTCCTGAAATGGCTGATTGTATTGACTGTGAAAACTCTTTTAAAGCTGATATACTGGATGAAAATGGACGCTGTCCTGAATGTGCAAAAAAAGCAGAACTAGAACCTGTTGAACCTAAATAATTTTTAGTGAAACTTTAGAAAAGGAAAAAGAAAATGGCTGATAAAAAAGACAAAAAGAAACAGAAAAGAATTAAAGGGAAGGCATATTGGAAATTGAACGGGTTTATGAATGAGATAAAGCAGAAGCAAAAAGACCTGGCAAAATGGCAGTTGGAAAAAGCTGAAGAACAGGATTTATACCCAGACCAGATTGCTTGGGGTTCAGGAGCTATATATGACCCACTTGCTGAGATTGTAGAAGGAAAAGTAATTAATGGCAAAACTATTAAACGTTTGCCACGTGAAATTTTTAAAGAGTATTTGGACAAGATAAAAGAGATTGATGATGTGGATGTTGAAGTTACAAAATACAGAGAAGAGCTTGCAGAGAAATTAGGTATCTGGCCTGACATGATAGCTTATGCCACTGGTAAAATTACAGGTGAGTATGATGGTATTGAGCCTGTGGAAAAGAAGGAAGAAGATCCAATTGGTGGGCTTCCTATTATTGCTGAAAAGAAGAAAGATCCAATTACAGGACTTCCTGTTATTGTTGAAAAGAAAGAAACTGAAGAAAAAGTTCCAGGATTTAAAAAAGGATAATTATGTCCAGTTCATTTGAAAGAATAGGAACAACTGCATATGGATACGTAACAGTATTCAATGCCGCCAAAGTTCGACAGACTGGTCATGTGATTGGAGACTTTACAGTTGTATTCTACGATCCTGCTGGGGATGATATTACAGGCGATGTAGTTATTACAATGAGCGAATTTTTAGTTTCCGGTTCTCCAATAGGAGCCTATCGCTTTGCAGTTCCTATTCCTGCTGATGGTGATGAGGGAGCTTATGCCTTAGTTATAACAGATCCTCTGGGCCGTGAGCGTACTTGTATATTTAATGCCTATGTAACTCTACAAGGGGATACAGGAGACACCTCAGCACAATTAGAATTGATTATCAGAGATGTGGATGGTGGTGCCCCTAGTGCTGTGGATATTAGTGAGTTGACAGTTCGTATTTACAATCCAAGTATGGAAGAAGTTTCCTCAGAAGTTTCTCCCACATTGACAGAGTTGGAAGATGGATTGTTTCTTTTAGGATTTGAAATTGGTAGTGGTGGAGATGAAGGTGATTGGTTTGTAGATGTTATTGATTCAGTTCGTTTCCCACAAGGAAAGCAAAGTGTATGGACATACTTCTCATCCAGTTATGAAATTCCAGATCCTCCAGATTTGTCTGGAGTTAATGATGATACAGGAACTTCAGTCACATTGACATACGTGGCTGAATCTAGTTCTGATAGGATGTATACTTATTACAGCCTTAGTGATGAAGAGGATTGGACATTAGCATTACAGACAAGGCTCGGTTCAGGTATAGTTCAAATCACAGGTTTGGTTGCAGGCAATTATGACTTCTTTGCCGTTGCTTCTCAGAGTGGTTCTGCCACCATAAATCAATCCGCGCCAAGTAATGTGATTAGAATAACCGTTGCTACGGCAGCACCTTCTGCTGCCACAGACAACGTTAGGTCAGCAGTTAAAGCCATGAACCAAAAGGCCGTTTACTGGGCTCCAGCAGGACCAAATGAATTTGGAAAACCTACATGGGAAAATCCAGTTGAAATAGATTGCCGTTGGACGGATAAGCAGGAAGAGTTTATTGATCCAAATGGAGAGCAGCAAATGTCCAGAGCCAAGTTGATAGTGGATCGGGATATATTGGTACAAGGTGTTTTGTGGTTAGGTCTTTTGATAAATGTAGTTGATTCAGATGATCCTAAAAATAATGATGGAGCTTGGGAAATTCTTTTGTATTCAAAGCTCCCGGATAAAAAAGGCACAAGATTTTTAAGACAGGCATATCTATAATGGCACGTTTAATTAAGATCACAGGTGCGAAAGAAATCAAGAAAAGATTGCAGTCAGTGAATTCTCAATTAAGTTCGGGTTTCCGCAGAGGTCTTATCAAGGCTGGGTTGTTTCTTCAATGGAAAAGTCAGGCAGTTGTACCTGTACATCTTGGCAATTTGAAGAATACTGCAGGCACCCGGGCCATAGGAAGTGGATGGGATTCAGATGTGATTGTATTTTATACTTCTGATTATGCTGTATATGTTCACGAAAGAACAGATGCATTGCATGGTAAGGCTTTTAATGCCAAGCACAGAAAAGAGATAGCAAATGCCAAGACAGATGCTCAAAAGGCCGTATGGTTCAATAGAGGAGTAAATCAGAAGGCAAAGTTTTTAGAAGAGCCAGCACGAGATTTTAGACATAAGATATTGAGAATTATAGCTGGTAAGGTAAAGGGGATAAAATGAATCATACTCCAGCTTATATCATAGCTCAATATTTAATTGGAGAAGGATTATTGACTGCTCCTGATGAAAGTGGTGACTGGCCTGTGTATACAGGAATATTGCCAGATAGTCCAGAAGTTAAGGATGATATAGTGGCTTGTATGGATACTGCTGGAATAAAAGATGGCCGCAGTATGGAATCAGGTGTATCTTTGTTTCATCAAGGGTTTCAGATCCTCTTGCGTGCTACTGAATATAATGTGGGATATGCCAAGGCTCAAGATTTGGCGGATGCTTTGGCTGAAATACAAAATGAAGAAGAAGTTATATTAGACACAACTTATGAAATAAATAATGTGACACAAACTACTGATGTGGTAATAGTGTCTCAAGAAGAAGGTTCAAAAAGAAGAAGTATATTCAGTGTGAATTTTCTTGTTACTTTAACTGTACTTTAAAGGAGAATAAAAATGGCTATTTTAAAAGATGGTTTCGCAACATTACTTGCTTTCGCAGAGGATAGTGATGTGGAAATGGAAGAAAAAGAGGTTACACCCGGAGGTGTGAGTGGAGGTGGAGAAATAGATGTTTCCACTATGCGAAATACAGCGTGGCGTACAAAGAGCCCAAAGAGTTTGCTCACTCTTTTAGAGGGTGGTGCAACTATAGTCTATGATCCTGCTTTTTATGATGAGATTATAGCAATGACGAATACCAACCAGGCAATTACAGTCACTTTTCCGAACAGTTCCACCCTTATATTCTGGGGATGGATTGATGAATTTATTCCTAATGCTCTTGTTGAAGGTGAACAACCTACTGCTGAGCTTACTATTATTGCATCCAATCTTAATGATTCGGATGTAGAGACTGCCCCTGCTTATTCTGCTTAATCAATTGTGATTAGGTTATGGTGTAGATGGCTGAACAATTTATTTTTGTGGAAGGAAAATTATGAGTGAAGTAATGAAAGTGACACTTAAACTGAAAGAAGTAAGTGTTGAAATAGACGATGATGAGAAATGGATATTGCGAGAACTTACTGGAAAAGAGCGGAATACATACCTTGATAAGATGACTAACCGGGCAAAGGTGAGCAAGGATGGAAAGGTTATTGGAATCAAGAATTTTGATGGATTTCAGGCAGACCTTTTGGAAATCAGTTTGTTTGCCAACGGTGAATCTGTTACCAAAGACTGTATTGAAAGTATGCCAGCCTCAGCCCAGCAGGAGCTTTTTGAAAGATCGCAGAAACTGTCGGGGTTGGATCAGAATGCTTCGGACACAGAAAAAAACGATTAGAAGGTGAGGAGCTACAATGGTATAGAGTAGCATCTCACCTGACCCGGACTGTTGATGAAGCTCAGGACACCTTAACTTCAACAGGATTTTTAAAATGGATATGGTTTTTAGATTGGAAAGAATGGAAACAGCAACGCAGAGAAGATTTTTATCAGGCTCAGATCTCTGCGAATGTAATCAAAGGATGGGCAAAGTATCCTTCCAAAGTAACTGCCGAAGGAAGTATGTTGAAATTTGTTTCGGAAAAGGAGAAAAAGCCTATGTCTAAAGAACTGAGACTTCAGAACAGTCAGAATTATTGGAAGGGTCTAGCAGGAGTGGGTAAGAAGAAAGTTAAAACAAGAAAACCTCCTATTAAAGGAAATAAATAATGGGATTTAGTATGAATCTTGGCAGCTTAAATATCCATCTGTTAGCAGACGTTTCCCAGTATACCAGAGCAATGAATAAAGCATCAGCACGTTTAGACAAAATGGGCAAAAAGTTTCGTAGGACTGGAAGATCAATGAGCTTATATGTTACGGCTCCTCTTGCGATTGTAGGAGGTGCTGCTGTAAAGGCTTTTGCTAATTTCGATGATGCAATGACCCAGTCTCTTGCTATTATGGATGATGTTGGCCCGGTTATGAGGAAAGAGATGGAGGACACAGCAAAGGTCATGTCCTCCCAAACTATTACTTCAGCGACAGATTTGGCCAAATCCTATTTCTTCCTAGCATCTGCAGGTTTAGATGCTGAACAATCTGTGGCCGCATTAGGTACGGTAAATAGATTTGGTATTGCGGGCATGTTCGATATGGCTACAGCAACAGATCTGTTAACGGATGCTCAATCAGCTCTAGGGTTGACTGTGGCTGATTCAAATCAGAACATGTTGAATATGACCCGGGTGTCTGATGTGTTAGTAAAAGCAAACACCCTTGCTAATGCTACTGTACAACAGTTCTCCACAGCTTTGACTTCTAAGGCTGGTACTGCAATGAAGTCCTACAATATAAAGATGGAGGAAGGTGTTGCTGTCCTTGCGGCTTATGCTGATCAGGGAATTAAAGCTCAACTTGCTGGTAATATGTTTGCCCGAATGTTAAGGCTCTTAATCAAAGGTGTAAATGATAATGCAGGTGCGTTTAAGAAATTAGGAATAAGAACACGAAATGCTCAAGGTGATCTTGCACCAATTGCAGACATTATGGAAGATATAGGAAAAGCCACAGCTGGAATGGGAGCTATTCAGAAATCAGCAACTTTAAAGATGTTGGGATTTGAAGCACGTATACAGGGTGCCATCCTCCCTCTTTTAGGATTGGAAGAGAATATCAGAAGATATCAAGACAGCCTTGAAAAAGCAGGAGGCATAACTCAAAAGGTTTCGGATAAGCAAATGAAATCCTTTAGTTCACAAATGAAAATACTTTGGAACAATGTAAAACTTGTTGGTATTGAAATTGGTCAAATGTTAGCTCCTTGGATACTTAAACTTGGTGGATATGTGAAACAGGCCACTACGTGGTTTCGGAATTTAAATGAAACACAAAAGCAATGGATTTTAATAATAGCAGGAGCAGTTGCTGCAATTGGGCCTTTACTTATAATATTGGGATTTGTAGCCAGTGCTATTGGTAGTATTATAGGATTGTTTACTATGTTCGGAGGCATCATTCCAATAATATTAGCCGCAGGTGCTGCTATTTGGACAATATATGATGCTATGAATGATACCACTTTTATTTTTTCAGAATGGGAATGGGGCATTGAAAAAGTGATGGCCATGTTACTTACTTTAGAAATAGTAGCCACTGAAGTTGCGGCCACAATGTATCGTGTGTTTCTTAAATCAGTAAGAGGTGTGACGGCTATAGTTACATTAGGTATGTCTGAATTATTTGATTCAACAGATTTATTTGGTTATGAAGTGGAAGCCAGTTTAAGAAATACTGAGAATAGATGGAAGCAATATTATGATAAAATAGGCAAGTTGGATGAAGATTATAGAAAAAAGATTGCAAAAAAAGAAAAGGATTATCTCATAGGAGCCTTTGCCAAGATGAGTGGTAAAAGGCCGCAGATGGTTGCCCCTAAATTTGAGATGCCTGAATTTAAAATGCCTGAATTTAAAACAGCTGATAAAGCATCCCAACAAATGGGCCAACAAATTTCCTTGCGGAGATTTTCTTTGGAATCACCTACTACAGCCAAGAAAAAGGAACAAGAGGTACAGGATAAAACAGTGGCTGCGTTATTGGGTACAATTATTGAAAAAATGTCAGAGACAAAAGTGTCTGTATTAGGATAATATTATGGCTTTAAAAATAGATGGAATGACATTATTAGAAGCAACTGAAAGAAATGGAGCTTTGCGGAGATTGGTGCGTGTGGCTCACGTTTCTGGTATAGAATCAACTGATTGGGATATTCTTACACAGGCTTTGAAGGAAGCCGGATTGCCTGAATTTGGAGATGTTTTATCTACAGTGGCTGAGGACAAGGGTGGACAAGATTTAGTTTTGGTTGAACGCAATCCCAAAATCCTTTCCAAAACACATGCGGAAATACAATTGGTATATGAAAATTTTGCAGATATAGAAGAAAATCTTGACACACCCGTTGCTATTAAGATACTGGCGAATATGAGAGTTAATTTGAACCAAAAAACTTCTAATTTAGATAAGGATGGAAAGCAGGTTACAGTATCTTATACTTATTCAGGGGATGAGAATCATGATGATGGTTTAGTAACACAAGGGGTGGAGTTTTCATATTATGAACCTCAAAGGACAATGTTTGTAAGAGGGATTAAAAAAACAGGAACTCCGTGGTTAATAGCCAATAATTGTATAGGCAAAACGAATATTAAATGGTTTGCTTTAGAAAAACCTGGATATTGGTTATGCATGGCTTGTGATTGGAAACTTGCTCATAGAGGCGACAACATTAGTTATTTTATGAATTTTGAATTTCAATTCAATCCTGATGGTTGGGATCCAAGTGTTACTTTTATTGATGATGTAACAGGAAAACCACCACCCAATTTAATTAAAGAAACAGGATATAAAACAGTAGAAAAATATGAACGGGCAGACTTTGAAACCGAAATAGGCTCAAAGTTTCAGGGAGGTTAATATTGGAAACTTGGACAGCAACTAAAACTGAAGCAGCTCATTGGTTATTTGAATGGGATGGCGGCAGTGCAGAAACTTTTTACATTTGGCTAAATGGCGTATTATTAGATACAGTTGTTGGTGGTGAATATGATTCTGCTGAACCTGGGTATGATAATGTTCCTCCTCCTTTAGAAATTATTGACGATGGGAGTTATAGTGAAGCTGAAAATGATTTATATCCTCCTTTTGCTACACTTCAATGGAAAGCAGTGGATGAAGCTGATGCTTATTTAATAGAAAGATATTCAGCAGGTTCTTGGACAACAGTTGGAACGATAAGCGAAACCAGAGCAGGATATTATTGGTACAGAACTGCTGTATTAGAAGATCAAACACAGGAACAATTTAGAATATCAACCACAGACTCCAAAGGAAATTCAGGCACACCCATAACTTTTACTTTTGAACTTACTAGAAATCCCTCTCCACCAGATGTTGAATATGAAATAGATAGTATTGGTGACCTTGTTGTAACGGAAGCATAAAATGGCTGAAGCATTTACAGGTATTGATTCACTCGGGTTATTCCTTTCAGGAGGATCATCCAACTACAATCCTTCTGATTCTCTTGGCGGTATGATTAGTTCCAAAGAAGTAAAAGGGATGTCCTATATTTATTCTCAATCCATACAAGGCTTGGTAATAGAAGATGCTGTGTATGAAAATGGAGAAGGAGAAGCATCTATTATTATTGATCCAGATGATAAAGCTGTTTATACACCTCCTGACGGACAAGCTGGAACAGGAGTAGCAATTGCAGAAGGTGAAAGAAAAATACTCACTGGGGATGATACTGATAAAGCTATAAGAATATATAGGGAGAGTGGAAAAGTATGGTCAGATAAGGCTGCATTTGAACTTGTAAATATGCTTAATGGTGTTATTGGTATGTCAGATATTTCTAACGCTGACAGGATTGCTGGTAGTGTTATTTATAGAGCTTTATTTGTAAAAGCTTTTACTGATGTAGAAGATGTTATTGCATGGATAACTACAAGTGGTCAATCCTCCTATTCTTTAGCTATTGAAATACCAGAAACAGACGGAAGTATTCAAACTATTTCTGATGAAGGAACTGCTCCAAGTGGTTTGGCATGGATAGATGCTGTTAGTGAATCCTCAGCAATAGATTTAGATGACAGTACAGGATTATTGGAAGATGAAACAGTTGGACTATGGCTTAAAAGAATATTTCCATCATCAGGAATTGTGGCTATAAAAGAAGATGTTGATTTTCTTATTCAGTTTACGGAGACATAAAATGGTTAATCAACTTGGACGGCCTTTACCAAACAGACCTAGAGAAGGAACCGTTCTTACAGCAGAGCAATTAAGGTTAATTGTTGATATGTCAGTTAAAAGAATTACAGGTGGAAAAGGAATCAATGTAAAAGCTATGGGCCGTGGACAAATTGTTATAGAGGATAGTGGATTATGAGCATAAATCCTTTTCGTCCAGGTCAATTTCTTATGGCTCAAGATATACGAAATATTCGGGATGGAATAAAACATAGAATTACAGGAGGAAAAAATATCAATGTCTTTTCTTCTGGCAACCAAATTATTATAGAAAAGAGAAAACTGAAAACAAGATTGGTTGATGATAGAATATCTGTTTTGAAACATGGGGGTATATTTATAACACCCGACTGGGATTTTGCTGTAAATAATTTGGGTTGGGATATTGATGATTGGAATTTTTGGGTTGCTGAATACAAGAAGTATAATAAAAAAGGATCACGTTATAAAATACTCACACAAGGAAGCGAGTCTGATCTTTTTCCAGATGTGCCTTATGATTCACTTCCACTTGATAATATAACATTTGATACTATACTTGATCCAATACCTGATTGGCAGGATTTGAGTTTTGGGATGACTATTGAGAATGTGGAAACAGCGGATTGTGGTGGACCAGGTGGGGGTTGTTTTGGAGGAGATGAATGTTATAATGGAAACTGTTACGATGATGCATTAAATTATATGATCGATCCTAATAGTGTGCCAGATTTTGATTATTGGGTTTTTTCTACATTAGACCCTTTTGATGATTGGGTTGATTATGCAACTGAATTATTGGACAGTATTGGAACTTTGGAAAGTAGTTTTCATATCGATACTTGGATAACTGCTTCAAGAATGAAAAATTCAGTGAAATCTCATTTTGAAAATATGATACCGTGGACATGGGGTGGTGATGGCCTTTGGTTTTTTAACAGAGCTACTTTTTGGCTTGAATATATAGTTGAATTATTACAGTTGAATGCACCATAAGGAATAAATAAATGGCAACACATACGAAAACATATCAACAATCATATAGGGTTGCAGATACAACTTTGGAACAGTTTGAATTGTATGTGGGTGAAGATACTGAACCCGATTTTGATGCATCAGATCAACCTGTTGCCTCTGGTGCTTCTTTTCCTATTTCTTGGACTCCATCGACACCTGGTTCTGGAACTACTATTAAATTATATGCAGTGACTCGGAAACGAAATAGATATGACCTTTTATCTCATAATCAGTATCCTACAATCATTGAAATTGATGATTTGGGAGAAGAAGAGCTTGGACCAATAACAGATCCTGAAATACTTGATGTGATTGATGTTGTTAGTGGAGAGATTAAAGTATTTTCCCGGTATCCTTTGGGTGTAGATAGGAATGAAGCAGACACTTGGGAATTATATGTTGAAGAAGGAGTTGACCCAGATCCAGATAATGATACACCTGTTGTTACAGAAGTATTTGATGGGCCATTAGCAGAATATAATTGGACAGCTATTGTGGATGGACTTACACCCGGTTTAGTTTATCATTGTATGGTTGTTGTTAGAAGGTCAGTTGATTCTGGCGATGGAGAATACGGAGAATCAGCAGTTATAGAACATACTGTGGCTGAAATATATAACATTGATGCGGAAGATGCATCATTATTCGGAGGTCAAGAGTTTGAAATAGGACTATAAAAATATGGAAATAATAAACCAGGCTGAACACTCGTCACAATACC